GGCCAGCTTGGCCAGCTTGTCCAGTTCGGCATGCAGTGCCGGGTCAAGCGCAGCTACCCATCGCTTAGGAATGGCTTTGAAGCCGTACTTTGCACCCGCCAGACCGCCAGCAATCGCACCCACGGTGTCGGCGTCACCGCCGAAGTTTACTGCTTTGATAAGGGTCTCTTCAAAGGTCGGCTCCTGCATCGCCAGCATGACCGCATGCAGTGTATCAACAACGTAGCCGGAGGGCGACCAATCGGCTGGAACTTCGGACACCGACCCGCAATCGTTACAAGGAAGGAGTTCCAGCAGCCGTCGCTCATAGCGCCGGGTTACCTTGCTACTCACATAAGCACTCACAAGCATTGAATAACGGCGGCAGGCCGTCTCGCTCTCCAATCCAGAATGCGTCAGGTGCGACTGCCGCGCGGCCACGTACCCTGCATGTCCTGCTGAACGATACCACAACCCTGGATAGATGCAACGCATCAAAGCACCGTTACCGTCCTGGTTTTCGCCCAACGATTCAGCCGCATCGTGCCAGGCACAGAACGGCCCATAAGCGTCCAGATTGTGCCTGGCCCGCGCAATCGCACTTCTGCAAGTATTCCCTATATCGGGCGGGTTCGTATCGACCCACGCAATGAATCGATTACCAATGGCGTCTGCGAGTTCACCCTCGTCCGCACGATCAGAGGATGTCAAGAGTTCCGCATCCAAGATTCCGTTTGCCACGCACAGCGTCATAGCGGTATCGTCGGTGGTTTCGCCGGGCCTCAGATTCAACCATCCGCCGCCTACCATTTCGCGCAGACCCTCCGGGTAGGCTCTACGGACAGCTTCACGGGGCATGAACTCTAGCGGGCCACCAAGGGCATCGCCGACAGCCACGCCATACAGCGCACCCTTGATACGGTCAAAAACTGCTGCCATAGTTGAGCACCTCCTAGTTACAGCTTATTCCATCTCCGCGCGGCTGTCAAACAGTGCCTTCTCCAGATAGCGCAGGGCAAAGTGAAAATCACGGTAGCCCTGCTTGCAGACCTTCCAGTAGTACGTAGAGGGAAGCCCCAGACGGTGATCGGTGGGCATTGTGTAGATCATGGCGTCGATGTCCCGCAGCACGACTTCCTTCGTGCCGACAGCCATGACCTCCGGGACGTGCAGCGTTTGCTTCTGGTAAAACACCGGGTAGCCTTCATAGTGGTCGAGCGCCAGCTCGTCATCATCCTGGATGGCGAACACCCCGCAGGGAACACTGGCAGCTTCGTCCGGTTCGACCGTCAGGTAGCTGCCGGTTTTCGAGCCGCGAAACACCAGCCGCATATCAGACAGGGACGTGTGCCCGATGACGCGGGCGTGCGGGCAGCGGTGGAACATCTGGGTAAGGTTCAGATTAGAACCATAAGCAAGATAGTATTTCATTTTCAGCATCCTCCTTTTGAGGTCTTTTCATGGACAGACAGCAGTTTCATGGCACAGTGGTTTTTATCCACATACTCCTGAGCTTGGGTCTGGGCCTCGCGCACCGAGGATGCCCAGAAGTCACGGCGGACCTTGCGGCCACCACCTGGGAGCTGCTTATCCGCCTGGAAATAGATAGCGCGGTAGCACCGGTCACGAGAGACGACGCCTTCCTCGTCAACATGAAAAACAACTAACATTTCAAAACGATCCTTTCATTGCAGCCTGCCATCATCAGCGCCGCGCGGCTGGCCCCGACGGACGCCCACCTGGGCGTTTCGGCTCAATCAATGGCCGGGAGGGTTTCGCCTCCCTGCCACATTTGGGTGTAGGTTCCGTCCAGATTAAATCTGACCTGCACCCCTTTACGCACGTTCACCACGAACACCGGTTTCTGGAGAGTAGAAAGCAGATAGCGGGCTGCCTTTCTATAATCCCTGGAGTCATCAAAACCACCGAGCAAAACATCATCTACATACATCATATAACGAGCGTTCATTTCTATTTACCTCCGTTCATTTTCCTTGGAACGTGTGCATATTAACTCTGGTGCGCCCATAGTGCAAGGGGCTAAGGTGTACAATCTTAGCCCCTTGCCTTTGTTCAGTTTTGTGGAGTTACGCTACCGCGGCCACCGCAGCCTGGCTAGGGCGGCCATTGCGCCATGCCGTATCGCCGGGAAGCCGGTTTGTGAACACCCCACGGGCGGTGGCAAATTCATCCCCGATGAAGCCCAGGCGCAGCAGCCAGCAGCGCATGGTGTAGCGCTGGTTATCGCTTTGCAAGGGCTGGTACTTGGCCGCGCGGGTATGCAGCGCACGGTAGTTCATCGCCAGGCAAAGCTGCACGTAAGCTTTCAGCTGCCCGGCATGCAGGCCGCCTTTTTTGCCCACCGGAGCGTTCGGGTTGAAGTTATCGAACTGGAACAGCCGGAACTCCACGCCTTTGCCCTCAAAGAAGCTGTGCAGGTTCAAGGCATTATGTTGAGCTCAACATAATGCCTTTTTATGGCAAGAAAGCGATTATGTATCCCACGTTCCAAACTTTAATTGTACAGCGACAAAAATTATAAAAACAGTCTGTTTTTCTCTACATAATAACTATATAATTTGAGTATTCCAGATATGATGGAGGATGTTATTGTGGATGATGGAAATCGACTGACCGTGTATGAACTTGTGGAAAGAGTTATCCCCTGCATCATTGCAAAGCACTATAGCGAAAACTATATTCAAGGCTTTCGTTCGACGTTTAGGAACCTGTTAGCGTACTGCAATAAAAATGAAAAGAAATATTTTACAGCGGAATTGGCTCAGCAGTTCATGCTGGATTGCTACGGTGTGCAGCCGGGAACAGTAGAACGGCGATGCTCACGAGTTCACCGTGCAATGGATTTGTTGTCAGACTACCAACATTTCAACGCGGTTATGCTTCGGCGGAGGTTGAATCGAGAGTTCCCTGCAGGACTGCAAGAAGGTGCGGTCAACTACTTGCAAAAGCTATCTCTCCACGGACGCAGGGAGAATACGCTGCGCAGCCACAGAAATGTTCTTCTTCGCTTTACAGATTATTTGTTCAGCGTTGGAGTCACGGATTACAAATTACTTTCAGCAGATATTGTAAATCGATACGTCAAAGTTGTTTCGTGCAATTACAGCAATTCGGTTGTAAGGCTCCATTACAGTATCCTTTTACGCTTTTTTCAGTACCTTGCGCATAGTGGCTACAAGGAAACAGATTTGTCTTTGAAAATGATGCCAATTGTAAAAGTATCCGCTTCCGCGCGAATTCCTACAACATTAGATCTTAGCCAAATCGAAAGTATCCTTGCATCTGTTGACCGTGAAAGTCCACAAGGGAAACGCGATTATGCAGTTTTAATGATTGCAGTAAAACTCGGCATTAGAACCAGCGATATACGTAATCTTCGCCCTGCTAATTTTAATTGGGAACAGCATTTGGTGTCTTTCACCCAAGTCAAAACAGGAGAGCCGATAACTTTACCACTTCCCACAGATGTTGGATGGGCTGTAATAGACTATCTGAAAAATGGAAGGCCTGTAAGCGATGCCCCGGAAATTTTTCTCCGCGCAGTCGCTCCATACGTCTCTCTGCAAAACTTTGACAACATTCTTATTAAGCATATGCGAAAAGCGGGCATTCCTTTGGATTCAATAAAGCACCACGGGCTTCACTCGCTTCGACACAGCCTCGCAACACATATGTTAGATGAAGGAATCCCCATTACCTCGATTCAGGGTGTATTAGGACACATAAATGCCGATTCTACTCAAAAATATATTGGTGTAAATGTACGTCAGCTTCGCAGCTGCGCATTGGAGGTGACTGATTAGTGTTTGAGGAAAAACTTCTTGAACCCCATTTTACCAGTGTGCTTGCACCATATATGCTGGATGTTGTGGAGCAAAAACGTGCCCTTGGCAATAAATACAACGCCGGTGTTGAGGCACTCAGTGCATTCGATGACTTTTGCAATGAGCAACAATTGCGTATACCTGCCATTTCGAAAGAACTGCTGCAAAAGTGGGAGAAAAAGAGACCTCACGAAAACGAAACCACGCAATGTTTTCGGATTTCGTATGTGCGAATTCTTTGTAAGTATTTGCACAGCAATGGCTATGATGCTCCATGTGCATTCCACCCTGCGCCTCATGTAAATAAATGTTTCGTTCCCTACATTTTTACGAAAGACGAAATCGAGAGATTGTTTTCTGCGGTAGATTGTACCAAAGAATCTTCAGAATCTCCACTACGACATTTAGTTATGCCGGTTCTGTTTCGCCTGCTTTATACATGTGGGCTGCGCGTGTCAGAGGCTCTGCACCTTAAGGTTGCAGATGTTGATTTGGATGCTGGAGTTTTAGCCATATACGGTGCAAAAGGAGACAAAGAACGGCTGGTAGGAATTTCGGACTCAATGCTTGCATACATGAAATCCTACCGCAGTAATCCATTAGTGACAAATGCAAAAAGTATTTACTTTTTCCCTGCTCCTGATGGCGGATTCTATGATACAAGTACAATTTACGATATTTTTCGAAAATGCTTATTTGATGCCGGGATTCCACACCGAGGTCGAGGAAAAGGGCCTCGTCTCCATGATCTCAGGCATTCCTTTGCGGTCCACATTCTAAACAAATGGAGTTCCGAAGGAAAAGACATATATACCTGTTTGCCGATTCTCCGCACTGCTCTTGGGCATGACCGAATTACAACAACCGAAAAATACTTGAGGCTTGTCCCGGAAGCCTATATGGAAGTCACCGAACCATTCAATGACCGATTCCATACCATTACAGAGGTACTTTGCAATGAGGAATAGATGCAGCTACGCCGGTTTAGTCTCCGCATACTTTAGCGTGTATCTGGCAGGAACTAAAAATGTCAGTACAAATACAATTTACTCTTACCGGGACACCTTTGTTATTTTTCATGGCTACCTTGAAAAGTATTGTGGCTTTAAATTAGAGAAAATGCTTTTTAACGACCTTTCCCGCGAACTGATTCTTGAATTTCTACAATATCTTGAAACTGAACGCAAATACAGTATATCTTCTCGAAACCAACGACTTGCTGCGCTGAAGTCATTTGCAAAATATGTACAAATTGAATGCCCGGATGAAATGATTCTGTGTCAGCGCATTCTTTCAATTGACAGCAAAAAAGCAGCAAAGCCGACGGTTCAATATTTGAGTAACCAGCAAACCGATATTCTAATGGAACAGCCTGATATTTCCACGCCAAAAGGTCGCAGAGATTTGGCGATGCTTCTTCTCCTTTGCGATTCAGCTGCACGAGTGCAGGAACTTTGCGATTTAAGAATCTGCGATATCCGAATAGATTCACTACCGGTTGTACATTTATTAGGGAAGGGGCGAAAAAGTCGAGATGTTCCGCTTACCAAACCGTGTGCACAGGTATTGCGCCAATACATTTGTGAGAACCATCTTGATATACCAGAACGCCGCAATGACCAGCTGTTTACAAATCCGCAAGGGAAAAAGTTGACTCGCAGCGGTGTTTCCTACGTGCTAGCAAAATATATCCACAAAGCAAATACTGCGGTGGGTTCATTTTTTCCGCAGATTACACCGCATTGTCTCCGGCATTCTAAAGCAATGCATCTTGTTGAGGCAGGCAAAAATCTCATTTATATTCGTGACTTTTTAGGGCACGAATCTATTGAGACAACACAGGTTTACGCAAAAGCTAATCCCGAAGCCCGGCGCAAGGCATTAGAAACAATGGACACGAGGATGAATACGCCTGCCATGCCGGATTGGAACGACGACCCTGACTTAAAGTCGTTTTTAAAGACCTTGTAGAAAATTATGCTGAGATTTCTGGTGAACAGTCTCGAAGTAACGTCTGTTCTAAAAGATTCTCAGCATAACTTTTTTCTGCGCATAAAGCATATGATAACGGGTCTGGTCGTAGTGCCCCACATTGTGAGCATAGCCCGTCTGCGTCGAATACCAGATTACCTCCAGGTCATGCAGACTTTGAGGCGCGCGAGCATTGACCGCCAGCAGAAAGTTCTGATCTACCGTCTGGCACCAGTGCATCCGAGCAGGTGCAATGCCGATGGAACCAATCAGCAGCTGCTCATGGCTGGCCATGATATTGGTCAGGTTCAGCAGGCTCCTGGCAGTATGCCCTGCCCCATCAACATGAACATGCACCCCGCACTGATGCGCTGGGTCACTCCTTGCGCCTGCTGCACGCAGGTTACGGATGATCTGCTGCAGCAATGGCATCTGCTCCCAGGTAAGAACCGGGCTGACCAGTTCCGTGCGCTCCCATGCATTGCGGGCCCGGATCGAGCTATCGGATTCGATTTCCCAGGCAGCGTGGCAGGTCGGGTCGCTGACAGGGTAAATTCTTCGCTCATCCAGGTGCATGCCGGGAAGCGAATAATTCCAGGCTACCCCGGTCAGTTCCGTCAGGGTAGTGGCCACAATCTGGGCAGCTTTCGAGCGAGAGATATTGTACATCTCGACCTCTACGCCGAACTTCTGATTCAGGATTTCGTTCATTTTTTCGTTTACCTCCGTCATTTTTCTTGGATCGTGTGTATGTTAGCTCTGGTTGCCTGACTTTGCAAGACGCTAAACTGCACAAGGTGTACACGAAATTCTTGTGTAATTTAGTACGGTTGAACCATAGCAGTACCGTGGTATAATACCGATTAGGAGGTGAGACAATGCCACTGACCGAAAAACAAAAGAAATGGCGCAATGACTGGGAAAAAGCAAACCGCTGCGTTCTGGGCTGCAAGGTCCACCGAGACTATGCCGCCCACGCCAAACAGGTGGTTGCCGAAAACGGTGACACCGTAAGCGGAGTGCTGAAAAAAGCCATGGACGCCTACCTGGAAGAGCACGGAAAACCATTCACTAAATGACCAAAGCCCCTGGAAGTTTTTGAGCTTCCGGGGGCTTTGGTTTTTGGTTGCCATGGTTGACGCGGTTGACGCACACGGTTGACGCATAAATCACGAGTTATCGTTCTAATATACCCTTGTCAACTAATGTCAACCAAATATTACTATAAAATATAAATAATAAATAAATAAGGGATACGCCCACGTATACCCACGCGTAAGGGTCTTATAGGAAATTGGTTGCCATGGTTGACACGGTTGACGCACAGCATGGAAAAAAGTTGTCACATTTTCCTCCGGAAACCATGGTACGATAATCTCAAGATCGCTGACGCCGAGCGGAATCGGGCGGGTTGGGCGTCGTCGTGGCAGGACGGAAAACATGCCGTAGCCCAAAGGGAGGAACCTATGAAACGTGAAGATCTGAGAGCAATCGAGGGCTTGAGCGAAGCCCAGGTAGACGCCGTCATGACATTGGCAGGCAGGGACAGCGCAGCCGCACACAGCCGCGAGGAGGCCCTCCAGCAGCAGCTGAACGCCGCCCAGCAGGGCCTGGCCGCATTCGGTACGCAGAAACCGTCTGACCTGGCATCCGCACTCCAGCAGGTCCAGCAGCTGCAGACCCAGCTCGCTGAGCAGGCCGCAGATTACCGCTTCCGCGATTTTGCTCGGAACGCTGCGCAGGATGCGGGGGCGATCGATGCGGATGATGTAATCAACCTGCTGTCCCAGGACACGGCACTGCGCGGCAGCTCCAATCTGGATGCTGACATCCGCGCAGCCGTGGACAAGCTGAAAACTCAGACCAAACCTCACTGGTTCGCCAAGGCTCCCGAAGATCCGCAGGACGATGGGCAGACTTCCCGCAAGGTTGTTGTGCCCAAACCCAACAATACCAAGACTGCATCCGGCAGCGACCCCACAACCAAAGAGTTTGCAATGATGGACTACATGGCACGCATGGAACTCAAAGCCAAGAACCCCGCGCTCTTTGCCGATTTGTGGGCCAAGAGCCGAGCAGCTGCACACACCATTTACTGAGGAGGATAACCTATGCCTACTGGCACTTTTGGCGGCTTCCCGTTTGACCCGGAAGTCTATGGCTCTTTTGTGGACCAGGAACCCGTGTTCACCGACAGCATCATCGCTTCCGGTATCCTGGCATCCGACACCAACATGACCACCCTGCTGGATAACGGCGGCACGGTGGGCACCACTCGTTTCTACAACCCGCTGGATCCGGACACCGACGCACCTCTGGTTCGCAACGGTACCACCAACAACACCCCCGTCGAGATCTCCGGCGGCAAGCAGTCCTTCATCCGTATGGATCGCATGAAAGCCTGGAAGGCCAACCAGCTGGTACGCGAACTGACCGCTGCTAACCCCATTCAGGCTGTAGCCCGTCACACCGCCCAGTACTGGC